AGGCGCCGCAGCGTGGCGCCTGTGGCTGGACGACAGTGAGCTGATCGACCTCACCTCGATCACCTCCGGCGGCAGGCCAATCGACACCACCACCGTCCTGCTGGAACCCAACCGCACAGGCCCGCCGTACAACCGGATCGAACTCAACCTCGGCGACAGTGCGGCGTTCGGCGGCGGACCCACCACCCAGCGGGACATCACCATTACCGGCCTGTGGGGCTACCGCGACGACGAGTCCCCGGCCGGCACCGCGGCGACCGGAGCGGGCAGTACCGCGACCAGCCTCACGGTCACCGATGCCGCATCGGTGGGGGTCGGCACCGTGCTGCGCGCCGGGACCGAGCGGCTG